CCACGAGATAGCAGATGCCCCGATAAGCCGGCGCCACCCCTTGCGTCGCTTCGATCAACCCATCAGGGAGTTGATCCTCCGTGCCCCTGTAGAAGCGCAGCGTCAGCCCTTCGGTATCGAGCAATTGCCCGTCGGCCCAAACGCGCCCCATGCGGCTGACCGTTCCTTCGCAGAACGCCACGGCAAAGCTTGCGCCCACCTCATCTTCGGCCACGCCCATGGCCTTGGCGCCCGTATCCTCATCGTTGAGCACTTCGAGTTCGCGCGCCCAGATGATGTTCCCCGCCAAGCGGCTCCAGCCATACAGCCGCGGGATCGCGCCGCCTTCGCTCGAACCCTGCAGCCGAATATCATGAGCGGGCTGCTGCCCCTTTTCGCCGAACAGCACATTGTCCACGGCGCTGCCCGCCAGGGCGCCCAATGCCCGCCCGATGGTGGCGCCGATCGGCCCGCCAACAAGCCCGCCGGCAAACTGTCCGGCAAGCGAAAGTGCTAGAGTGGCCATATACGCCGTCCTTTTGGATGAAGTGTTTGGCTCTCTCAGGGAGAGCCGGGAAACCAGAAGCGTGCGCTGATCCGGCTGCGCCAGCCGTCGGTGAGGTTGGCTTCCACCACGCCCAGCCGCTCTTGCGCGTGGATGAAGCGCCCGGCGCTCACCAGAACCGCGCAGTGCTTGGGCTCAAGCGCCCGGTGCAGGCGAAACAACACCACCTGCCCTGCCTCGCACTCCCCCTGCGCTGGCACCAGCAAGCGCTCCGCGGCCTCTCGCAGGGCGCCGGCATTGAGCGGGTCCCGCATATCGGCTCGATACGGCGGCATGGTTTCGGGTTCAGCGCCATAAAGGATGCGCCACACCCCGCGCAGCAGCCCCAGGCAATCGCAGCCCACGCCTGCACGAGAGGCCTGGTGCCGATAGGGCGTGCCCAGAAACGAGCGCGCCGCTTCCACCACGGCCCCATTCACTTGACCACCGCCCGACCGTCCAGCACCTGGCCGTTCCTGGGATGGCGCAGCACATAGTCGCTGCCCGGAATATGGGGGAATCCGCGAAAGTTCACCCCATTGCCGAACTTGGCCTTGCAGGTGGCAAAACGACGATCGCATCCCGCCCGAACGGTCAGCGTGCCCCCCACGGCTACCCAATCCCCGAGCTTGACGGCAAAACCCAGCACATCGGCATCGGCAGTTCTGGCGTGGGTCAATACGCCATCGCGCAAGCCAACGCGCCGACCGCTCGTCCATTGGGCCGTTCCAAAGGCGAACCAGTGGCTCTCAAAACTTCCAAGGCCCGCGACAACAATCCGGTAGGGATCGTCAAAGCCGATCACCGTCGCTTCAGCGCGAAAGGCTGGATTGGCGAGATCGACCCCACATCGCCGGTCCCCGACATTTGCATCGCACAAGCCGCCATAAACCCGGCCGTGAATGGCGTTCAGCCCCTGCTGCGCCGATCGCAGTTCCGCGCGAAACGCGCCGTCTTCGCGCACGATCTCGCCGATCGTATCGGTGCGCAGCAGAATGCGCTGCTTTGGATCGTTCCAGTTGACCCGCCAGGTCTCGACTTGCGCCCCGTCATACCGGCCAAGCAGGATATCATCCTCGCTGATCGCCTCGGCATGCAGCACGCCGAGCACCTCGCTGGTGTCCACCTGTGCGCCCAGCTTGGCAGGCGCTTCCCCCAGGTCGAGCCCATGCGCCGGCACAAACTTCGTGCCCGCCCATTCGATGGCCTCGTCATGGTCGGTGAAGCCCAGCTCCAGCCCATCAGACCGCCTGATCATCCAGCAATGGGCGAGTGTTGTCTGTCCTCCGGCAAGATGTTCCCCCATGCCCTCCGGCAGCACCCTCATGGAAGGACCTCCACCAGCGGAATGGAGGGCACTTCCGCGCCATCAAAACTGTGCAGTTCCACGTCGAGCCGATCGGTGTCGAACCGCACCGGCACATCGAACAAGAACCCCGCCGTCACCGCTGCACCCGAGACCGGCGGCGCGGCAAAACTCACAAGGCCCGTCGCGATGTCCACGCTCCAGCCGTCGGCAAGCTCGACACCATCGACGGCGATCCGCACACTGCCCGCGACAGGCCGCGTGATCGGCCGCAGATAGGGATCAAAGTTGGCGCCATAGCGCTTGGTCAGGGGAAAAACGCTGCGCGATCCGTCACCTGTTCCGATCGCCTGGTCCAGCGCTGTCGGCACTGCGCCATTGCTCGAATGATCCAGCGCGTCGTGCCACAAAAATCCATGCAGCCGCCCTCGCCGCTCCTCGAAAAACGCCAGCACCGCGGCCATATCGGTCCGCGATTTCACGCCATAGCCGGCGTTGTATCGCCTGCGTGAATGGCGCCAGCGGCTGTTGCGCTGCTCCCCGCCTCCCGCCAAGGTCGTCACATCGGTTCGCCGCTCCGGCCCACCCCGCGCACCCAGCGCCACATCGAGGGGGAAGCGTACGGGATGGAAAGCCATCGGATATCCTTTCATGTCGAAGACCACAGGCTCGTGACCCAACACAGATCGTCACCCTTGGGCCTGACCCGAGGGCGTTGCACTTGCGCTATCCTGAGACCGTGAAGACCGTTAGGGCGCCGGGGTGCCCTAGCTCCCGCGCGATCCGCGCCTGACTGCCCGCAGCAGCATCGCCGAGATCTCCGCTTCGCTCGCCGCAAAGCTCCTGGCATCGCTGGCCTGCACGTTGAACGTCACATTGATCGCCCTGCTACCGCCACCGGCGACGCCCAGCCGACCATCCGATCCGCGCTGCAGCGGCATGATCGCCTCGGGCCCGGCCTCGCCCATCAGTCCAACCCCTTGCCCCAGCGGAAAATAGCTCGGGCTTGCGATCACCCCACCCTTGGCGAAAGGGGTCACGCCGCCAAGCGCCGGATTGCTCCCGCCAAACAGATTGCCCACCAATCCGCCGAGCATGTCGCCAAAGGGCTTGATTGCGGCTTTGAGCGCAATATCAGCGAAGCTGCGGGCAATGTCGGCCAGGAGGAACTTGAACGACTTCCCCTCCGTCATCGCGCCGCGCAGCGCCGTGCTGATCGAGCGAGCGACGCCGTCTGCCAAATCGCCAATGCGTTCAAGCTCCAGCGACACATCTCCAAGCTCATCGCCCAAACTGTCGGGAAACAGATCATCGGCCATCGGGAAAGCGCTCCATCATCTGTTCCAGCGTTGATCGCCCCATCGGCCGCCCGCCCTCGCCCATTGTCGCGCCCCAGGCCGAGGCCAACTCGCGTGGGGTCATTGCCCAGAAGTCGCGCGACGAGAGGCGCAGGACGCCCAGCCCGAACCGCATTGCCGCATCCCAGGGAAACGCCGTCATGCTGCGTCTCCAAAGGCCGCCTTGAGGAGGCGCTTCGCGATCTCGGCCGCACCTTTGATGCCGCCCTCGATCGAGAGCCGTGCCAGATCATCGTCGCTGAGCCCGCTGCCTCCGCCGCGCAACCCGGCGCCAATGATCGCCGTCAAATCCCGTGCCGAGACGCGCCCACCAGAAAAGCGCTCGGCCAGACCAACCAGATCCCCGGCCTGCAAGCGCTGCTCCAACTCGGCCAGCGCCCCCAGCGTCAGGCAAAGCGTCACGTTTTCGCCGCCGATAACAGCGTCGATCTCACCCCTTTGGGTAATGGCCATTTCTGTCTCCTTTGTACTCTGCTACTTCGCGGTGCAGCGGGCTACATGGCCGTAAAGACCACCTCACCGGCGCTTTCCAGCGCCAGGTCAAAGGTCACTTCTCCGGCGTGATCGGCGGAAAACTCCAGCGCCACGATCTGAAACGGCCCCTGCACGGTTCCAAAGTCCGGCAGGATCAGCTGCCAGTTCCGTATGGTGCCAGCAAAGAACAGCGCGCGGATCTGTGCGTCCGAGGCACCATCCTTGAACACCCCGGCTCCGCTGACCGACGCGCGCTTCACGCCCCCGCCCTCAAGCAGTTCGCGCCAGCGTCCGGCACTTTCCTGGTCTGTGGTGTCGACGCTTGCCGCGTTGAACGCCAGTGCCCGCGTCCGCAGCCCCGCTACGGTCAGAAAACTGCCCGACCCAGTCTGGTCGAGCTTCAAAAGCATGTCTTTCCCGCTCTGCGCGGCCATTTTGATCTCCAACAATTTGGGAAACTGGATCGTTAACCCCGGGCCTACCCGCGAGCTCTGCACTTGGATTTTCGTAACGCGAGGGCCGATGGTGACAGGCGTGGTCGAACCTAGCCCTCGCTCAGGAACTTCAAGCTCACCGCAGCCCGCGCCAGGCCCGTCTCGCCATCGATCAGGGTATCGGTGCGGACATGACTCGCTTGCGTTACCCCTTCGAGCGCCAGCGCCACTGCTACAACGCGCTCGACGATCTCCAGGGCCCGCCCGCGGCTTGGCTGATCGGCCCAGCAATGCAGCAAGACCCGATGCTCCTGCACGGCAGCGAGATCGCCGTCGCGCCCGATCACATCATGGCGCCCGATCACCACATAAGGCGGTGTCCGACCCTTGGGTGGCGCGTCAAACACCGCCCCGCCTACGAGGTCAGCCAACACGGCGTCGGCCTTCAGCGCCGCTACCAGCGCCTCCTGCACAATCATGATCGGATGCATGGCTTAGCCCGTCGCACTAGTTTGGGTGCAGGTGCAGCTCAGATAGGCCCGCCGCCCGTTGAGGTCGCTGGCGCTCAGCACTTCGAGATTGCGCCCGCGATAAACGATCCGGTCACCCGGAGAGACATCCCGGCGAAACCGCAGCACGACGGAATGGCTCACGGTCACGCCGCGACCGTCCGCGCTTACGCCATCGCGTCCGCTCAGTGCCCGCACACGAGCCCATAGGCTTGCAACCGGCACAAACACAGTCACGTGCCCGCCGCCGGCCTCGCCTGCCATTTCCCTCCGCCTGAACTGCACCCGATCCGTCAACGTGCCGATCGGCGGCACCCTCTCGCTCACAGCCGCACCCGCTTGTAAGGGGCGACCATGCGGTCGAACCCCGACGGCACCACTGCCCCCGAGCCGGCGACGATCACTGCGTCGCGGTGCTCGAACCAGTAGGCGACCAGCGCCAACAAGGCCTGCCGTATGTCGGCTGGCACGTGCTCCGGCTCTGTTCCGAACCCCGCCACATAGTCGATTTCTATTCCGTGCTGCTCGCGCAGCAGCGACATGCCCCCTACCATGCCAGGCAGCACCAGACGATCCGGCTCGCTCATGAACTGGGCCAATGGCACATCGTGCGCGGCTCCCTGCCCGTCATAGGCCGTGATCTGCGTGACGCTGCGAAACGGCGTCACCGGCAGCCGGATCTGTCCATTGTCGGGCCAGTCATCGAGCACGACGCGCCAGCTTTGCTCCAGCAGCGCCAGCCCCGTAACCCCTTCCACATGCAGCCGTGCGGCCCCGATCAAGGTCGCGATCAAGCCATCCTCGGCCTCATCATCAACCTTGAGGAACGCCTTCGCCTGCGCAAGCGAAACCGGCTCCTCCGCGGCTCCCGCGAGAAGATAAGAAATCATTGTTGTTGCCTTGTTGGTTTTTGTAGTGCTGACCCGCCAGTCGACCCCCTTGCAGGGGTTGAGCAAGGGTTTGAAGACACCGGGGATGGTCCAGCACCCCCACCTATCCTCCCCCTGATAGGGGAGGGACACATCGTATCTGAGGCACCCTTCCGTCCCACACACCGCATGGTCCCTCCCCCTACCAGGGGGAGGATAGGTGGGGGTCCTCCGGCGCTTACAGTTTTAGCTGGCGGCGAACTTCAGCAGCTTGATCGCGTCATAGTCCGCAATCCCGCCGCCCACGCGCTTGGTGGTATAAAAAAGCACATAGGGCTTGCTGGAGAACGGATCGCGCAACACGCTCACCCCCTGGCGGTCGACGATCAGGTAACCACGCCGGAAATCACCAAAGGCGATCGGCGTAGCGTTCGCCGCGATGTTGGGCATGTCCTCGGCCTCGACCAGGTCAAAGCCCATGAACCGGGCTTTGCCGTCCGCCGTCGCTGCGGGCTGCCACAGGTAGTTCCCGTCGGCATCCTTGAGCTTGCGCAGCGTGCCTTGCACCTTGCGGTTCATCACCCAGGATGCGTTCTGCCGGTATCCGGCCTTGAGCGAATACACCAGATCGATCAGCACATCGCTGGCATTGCTCGCGGGCAGCGCCCCCGCGACACCCGTCGGCACATAGCCCAGATTGCCCCAGCTCCAGCTTGTTTCGGCGACTGTCGTCGCACTCAGGAACCCCTTGGGCTTGTTGATGCCATCTCCGGCGACAAAGGCCGTGGTTTCCTGCGCTGCAAAGGCTGCGTTCACCTCGTCAGCAATCCACTGCCCGACATCGACAGCCGCATCGTCGAGAAAAGCCGAGGTCGCTGCCGGCATGGCATAGAGTTCGGTAGTCGGATAGCTCAGCTCTGCCAGTGTTTGGGCGGCGGTCGTCGGGCGAGCTGCTGTTTCGCCGACCCAGCCCACGGCCGGTCCCGTGACCGAGATAGGGCGCTTGTAGACCGAGCCCGACACCTGCCGAACGCCGGCAATGGCGCGGATCGGCGACACTGCCGTCATCAGCCGGGTAATTTCTGTTTCGGTTTCGGGCGGCACAAGGTAGCCGCCATCGGCTCCAACACCCACCGACAGCGCCTTTTCCTCGCCGCGCTTTACATAGCCGGTGAACGCCTCCTTGTATTCGCCATCCCCGCGCAGGCCCTTGCCGTCCAGCTGCGGACGGGCGCGCTCCACCATGGCGCGGTCGATGGCGGCCTTCTGTCCATCCAGCACGGCATTGAGCCGGTCGAGCTTGCCTTCGAGCAGGCCATCTGCCGAACCACGCTTTTCCAGCTCGCCCAGGCGCTGGTCGTTGGTGGTCTTGAACTCCTCGAAAGCTTGCGAGAATTCGGCAAAGAGCACGGCAATATCGCTCCCTGCGCCGGCCTTGGTTTCAAGGCCGTCACTGATGATGTCCATGTGTGGTTCCTTAGTGCTTGCGGAAAAGAGAAGTAGCGGCCGCGATGGCGCCGCTGGTCGAGGTGGAAGACGCGATCCGCGCATCCTCCATCATGGGAAAAGTCACGATCGAGATCTCAAAGAGATCGATCTGCCAAAGCTTGCGGGTGCCGCCTTCGCGCGTCCCCCGCACCGTGCGAAAGCCGATCGAAAGTCCGTCCAGCGCCCCGTTGCCGATCAGCCGCCGCAGCGCATCGGCCCGAGGCACGCCGTCCACCAGCCGCCCTCGAGCAAAGAGGCCATGCCGATCTTCCTCCAGGCGCTCCCAGATGCCGACCGGCTCCTTGGGATCGTGCTGGAACAGGAGCCGCACGCGATCTCCCCTGTGCTGCAGACTACGCTTGAAGGCCCCGGGCATGACCATGTCACCGCCCGCATCGACCCTCTCGAACACGCTGGCGTAACCTTCAAAGCTGCCATCCGCCCCGATGGGAATAGCTGCCATCATCGTTTGCCAGGTGGCTTTGGCAACGGCCGCCGCTCACCCTTGGCGCTGGCCAGGGTTCCCGCCAGGTTCCAGGCAAATTGCCGAAACGTTTGTTGCGCCGTCTCGCGGCTCGTCTTGCTGGCCATGCCGTTAATCTCCTTTCTTGAACAATTGATTGAGCGTGGCGATCTCGCGCACAAAGTCGTTGAAGTGCTGGTTGACCTTGGCCATCTCCCGCAGGCTCCAGACCAGAAGCGTGCTCGCCCCGCTCGCCCACAAAAACAGCGCCATATGCGCCAGGTCACCGCGCTCGATGACAGTCTTGGTCAGCTCGTCCATCGTTGTGTCCTCCGCTTAGATCCCCAACATTGCCCGCTTTTCCCCATCGCTCAGGAAATCGGCGCCGCCCACCCGCGCCCAAAGCTGGGCGCGATCCTCCGCCAGCGCTTCGACGCCCTCAAAGTCCGGCGTCACCACCGCGCCGCCGAAGGCCGGCCCGAGCCAGGTGCTCAGTTCCTCCGCCACCCGCACCACGAGGGGGATCAGCGTGTGCCGCCACAGCGCCCGATTGGCTTCGGCCAGATTGCTGTAGGTATTGTCCCCCGGGATGCCGAGCAGCATGGGCGGCACGCCAAACGCCAGGGCAATGTCCCGCGCTGCGGCGTTCTTGGCTTCGATGAAGTCCATATCGCGCGGCGATAGGGCGATAGTCTTCCAGTCCAGCCCGCCATCGAGCAGCATGGGCCGCCCGGCATTGGCAGCACCGGAAAAATTCTGTTCCAATTCGCTCTTGAGCCGCTCGAATTGCGCTTCGGTGAGGTTCTGCCCACCCATCGAATAGACCAGCGCCCCCGAGGGTCGCGCCGCATTGTCGAGCAGCGCCTTGTTCCATTGCGCCGCTGCATTGTGGATATCGAGGCTCGTTGCCGCGGCCTGGAGCGGCGCCATGCCATAGTGATCGTCCAGCGGATCGAACAGCGCCATGTGCAGCACGGCGGGCACCGGTTCCCCATCCTGCCGCAACCGCACGGTGCGCCCACCCACAGTGTAGTCATAGCCCATGGGCCAGCCATCGCTGCCCGCCACCACGCTCATCCGGTCCGGCCGAAGCGCAAACAAGCCCCGCACCTGCCCATCCACGATGCCCGCCTGCAGATAGGCGTTTCCTGCGGTCTGGAGATAGGCAAACACCCCTTCCAGCAATTCCCCGCCCGATTGGCGCCCATTGGGCTGCGCCAGGAGGCTCGCCAGCGGATGCTCGTCGATCCGGCGCCCCCCTTCGCTCACCACCAGCGGCACCCGATTGGCGGTTTCGGCAATCAGCCGGACA